AAAGAGTGGGAGTTTTGGATGTATCGCTGCTGTACGGACCCAGAGACTGGCGAGAAATTCGGTTGGGGACGGGTACTGGATTACATCGGCGTTGAGTGGGAAAATGTACCGGATGGAGTAGACTTGTTTGGGCAGATGGATTTGTTTACAGACGGGTTTATTTCACAAAATTAATATTTTGAGAGGTATGTATGGATAAAGATTTTTCAAAAGGATTTATGCTTGATATAGCAGATTTGTTTGAATGTTGTGTAGAAAATAATACAGATAATGTCGATTTGATTTTTACTTTTAGAGATAAGGAATTGAGCGTGAATATTGCATTTTCAATTAAACAAAACTGACATTATTAGAATTTGATGGAGGCGTAAGATGGAGATAAGCATTTTTGAGCGAAATGGGAAGACATGGACAAGATTTAAAGTCAAAGTAACAAGTTTTTATCATCTAAAACAGTGAAATTTGGGTTTGCACATTGACAACAATATATTGGTTAGTGGATAATAAGTTTTGGAGGTGATACCTTGAGATTGATTGATGCAGACTCATTAATGATACGGCTCGAAAAACATTACAAAGAATGCGAAAGCAGTTACGAAAAAACGCAAGGTGATGCTTGGCTATATATGATGCAAGCATATTCCAAGGCAGTAAAAGAAGTCAATGAAAGTGAGACTGTAAGAACCACTGACCAATAACGGTTGGTGGTTTTTATTTTGAAAAACTGAAATAAATTGTGATTGAGGTAGAAAACGAAAGTTAAGCTAATGATATAGCGGCAACGATGGACGGGGAAGACATTGCAGAGAATGACCCGCATGAGTATGCTATATGGAATGTAACCCCATTAACTTAAAACTTTTGGGAATAAAAAAGAGCCTTGCGGCCCTGCCCGACGTTTTACAAAGGTGAGGAATTGCAACCTCACAAGGGTCTACTGGCGGCTTTGCGTTCCCTATTATTTAAATTGATTATAGCATTTTTTTGAGAATTACACAATAGCAATATTAGAATTTAAACGTACATTGAAAATTTAATATTGATTAGTGGAAATAAAATGTTGACATTGGGTGTACCCTATGTTATAATAAAGACAGTTAGGAAACATATTATAAAAAGAATTTATAAAATTAAGAAAAAGGGGTAAACACTATGACAACAATCAAAGGATTCGCAAATTACGGAGTATTGGCACATGAGAAGCAGATAATCTTCACTGTTTCGGGAAAACACCCACATGCAACTGTGAGTGAAGAAATTGAAATCACATTGCCAGACAAATGGGAAGTATCCCGGAATGAATTTGAGGAGCTGCTTATTGATACGCCGGAGGGTAAGACCTATATGGCTGACGAAATCATATCAAGTTGGGAAGATGAACCGGTATTAAGCTGGTATGATGAAGAAAATCATAGGATTACACTTGAATGGAAAACAATATGAAGGGGAACGCCGCAAGAAAGATGGCAGAAAAAAGCCGGATTAATTAGCAAGTCCTATAAGCTTAATAAAACGCTTGTAGAGGATTTTGCAAAAGCTTGTGAAGCGGCAGGAACAACGCAAGCCAAACAATTATCAAAAATGATGAAAGAATTTATTGAAGCCACTAATCAGTATTAGATTAGTGGCTTTTACGTACTATCTGAGCAGCGATGTAATGGAAATGATGGAAAGTGCTAACAAAGAACTTGGTAGACGTAGTGATTGAACGAATGTTCGGTAAGAGAAAGTGTATGTATAGAAAGGAAGGCCATGAGGACCAGGGACAAGAATTATAGTGACTATGGTATTACTGATGATGAAGCCAAGCGCATAAAAGAATACTGCCAGAATGCCAGCGCGGAAGATAAGCTTACATTGTTCCAGTGTGCCATATCCTCAGCTCCTGGCCTGGAGGTGGAAATATATGAGAGCCTTGTGGGTAACATCGGATATGACAAGCTGAGTAAGAGGAAGAACATACCAATTAAACGGGATGATTTTTATGGGTACCAAAGAAAGACACTGGATGAATATAGGAGATTAATGACATTGTTTGGGAGGTGGAAAGGATGATTAGTGCGGATAGTACCATAAGGGTAACGGAATTTTTATATGCTTGGAGATTGGTTATACAGGCCAGTAAAAAATTAACCGTTGAAGATATGGTAATGCTTGAAAAAATTGTGGATGAAATGGAGAAATTAAAAAAATGAAATCAATAGAAAATCCAGATGAAGTAAAATTATATAGGATGGGAGGAGCAAGTTTAAGAATTATCGTATCTCCATATCAAAATGGAATGCCAGAAGATGTTTTATTTATACCAGAATGGAGAGAGTTGAAGGGGGATGAAATGCTGAATCTTCAGGATATTTATGAGCAGGTTAGAAAAAAATATGCAGAATCACTAATTTTAGTAATAGTTGAGTATCCGACAAGTGGATATATTTATCGATATGGAAATTATTCTGATAAAAAGTGGATGCAAGTAGGAAAGATGGACGGATACGCTTAAATGTGGGGACGGTTTGACCAACCCGAACATGGTAAAATTAGTATAGGACTATTATACCATATATGGGGGATTGTATGAATCTCAATTCGATTATAAAAAAGCTACAGCGTGCCATATTGCAGACCAGACTTGTAATCAAGATATCCACCAATCAATTCTATAGCGAGGAACAAGGGCGCATGATAACCATATGGATATTAAGCACCCCTGTGCTACAGCTGGATAAACATGGGGAGTGGAAGACAAGAGATTATGAAATACTGCTGAGTGCATCGGGGATTGAGATTGTGAAGTGCTTGCAGGAGATATGGGAGGCGGTGAAGGGATGGGAACCATTGGAGAAAATATAATATATTTCAGAAAAAAGCGACATTTAAGCCAATGCGAACTTGCAAAGCTTATGGGAGTTTCTCAAAACGCGGTATACGGATGGGAAAACAATAAAAGAAAACCATCTATTGATATATTGAAAAAAATGTCAGAAATTTTGAGAATCACTTTATATGATATTGTAGAGGGAAATAAACCAATAGAAAAATCGACTTGCAATATATTTCCTGGAATTAAAGTTCCTGCAATAGATGGAAAAATAAGTATAGGAGATAATATCAAATTTTTGCGTAAGAGAAAAAATATGACGCAAAAGCAACTTTCAGAAGCTACGGGAATTGCTGTAATAACTATACAAGAGTATGAAGCTGGAAAATATGAACCTAAAATAGATTTTTTATACAAATTAGGAAAAGCTCTTGATTGCGACATTTATAAATTAGCTGGTATTAACGAAAATATCAATTCACATGAAATAACGGTGAATGATGTTTTTAACGAAATCAAAAAGCGTGCAAAAGAGGCTGAAACAGAAGAATACGAAGCCAAGGAAAAAGGAGACTATTTAGATGCTATTGAGAGTAGGGGAGTCCATATAGCACTTATTGATATATTGAAAGATTTTGGACAGGACGGTGGTTAAGTGGAGCTTACACCGAAGCAGAAAGCGTTTGCAGATTATTACATAGAATTCGGAAATGCGGCAGAAGCTGCGAGAAAGGCTGGTTATAGCTTACGGACAGCAGACGCAATAGGGCGTGAAAACTTACGGAAGCCTACGGTTTCTGCATATATATCTGAACGGCAGAAACAAATTGATGATTGCCGCATAGCTGATGCGGCTGAAATACTGCAATACCTTACCTCTGTTATGCGCGGAGAAGTAAAAGACCAATTCGGACTTGATGCTCCGCTGGCAGAGAGGACCAAAGCGGCGGTGGAATTGGCAAAACGTAAAATAGATACAGACAAGAAGCAGGAGGGCGGCGGGATTACAATTGTCAACAACATACCAAGACCAGACAACAATAAATCTGACTGATGTAATCGCCCCTTCCTTCTATGGTGTTCACTGGGATATTATGGACGGAAAGCATACATATTATGACCTGTACGGAGGGAGAGGTTCCACGAAGTCCTCTTTCATATCTGTGGAGATTGTACTGGGTATGATGGATGACCAAGAGGCCAATGCTGTCATATTCCGAAAGTACGCTGTTACAATTGGGGAATCAGTATTTGAGCAGATACAGTGGGCTATAGATGCGCTAGGCGTTACGGATTTATGGGAATCCCGTACAAGCCCATACCGATTTGTTTATAAGCCGACAGGACAAAAGATAATATTCCGTGGACTTGACAAGGCGAAGAAAACAAAGTCAATTAAAGCTAGTAAGGGATACTTCAAATATTTGTGGTTTGAGGAACTGGACGAATTTGCAGGACCGGAAGAAATACGAACTGTTGAACAATCAGTGTTGCGCGGTGGAAGCAAGTTTGTTGTGTTTAAATCCTTCAACCCACCCATCAGCCAAAGCAACTGGGCTAATCAGTATGTAAATACTCCAGACGATAGCGCGTATAGGCATAAAAGCGATTACCGTTCTGTACCGGTTGAATGGCTGGGAGAAATGTTTATTGAACGCGCAGAACATCTTAAAGCCACCAATGAGCGGGCATATAATCATGAGTATTTAGGCTTGCCGGTTGGACTTGGTACAAATATATTTGATATGCTGGATGTACGGACAATCACAGACGAGGAAATCCAGAAATACCAAAGCATATATCAGGGGCAAGACTGGGGCTGGTTCCCGGACCCCAAAGCATTTATCCGGGCCGCTTACATACCAAACAAAGAATTGGTTGTGTTGCTTGATGAAATGGGCGGCTGTAAAATCCGTAATAGTAAGATGGCGGAGGATATACGGGCGGCTGGGTACGATGATTATACAATCTATTGTGGTGTGGATGAAGAAGAAAGCATTATAGACTTCCGTGACGCTGGTTTACCGGCACGCAGAGCCATTGTAACACCAGGAAGCAGGAAATACACCTTTGAGTGGTTGCAGTGCCGTACAATCGTTATAGACCCGGCACGCACACCGCAGGCATACAAAGAAATCATAGAATATGAGCATGAGGTTGACAGCAACGGTGAGGTGATATCGGATTACCCAGATGGAAATGACCACTGGATAGATGCACTCCGCTATGCCACAAGCCCATTATCCATGAGAAGGGGGAACAGCGCATAATGAAAATTTCAATTTCTGGATATGTTTCATCGGAAAAGTTATTAACAGCAAAATATGAGTTTGTACTTTTACATGAATCAATGAAAAATTATAATCACAATGATAATGTTCTGACAATGATAAAGTATGCGAATAAAAGAATTATTGATATATTCGGTGGAATAATAGGAAAAGAAAATGCAGAAAAAATATTTTCAGATATTCACCCTTTAGCTGAATTGAAATGTGGAAAAACTTATTGTGAAGAGGTATATAGTACTCTGTGTAATCTTTCGAAAATAACGGAAGAAGTTTATGTGAGTTTGGGTGATTAAATGGGACTAATAACATGGGCTAAAAAGGTGATAGGAATGATATTCAAGCGACAGGCAGAAGAAGATTTCAACGTTGAATCAGTGGTATCCCCGGAGATGGAAAGCAAGATTGCAGAGTGCGCCAATATCTACCGGGGTATTCCCTATTGGGTGAATGCTGACGATAACGTTAAGACAATCAATTTTGCAAAGGCCATATGCTCAGAGACGGCCCGACTTGCTACCCTGGCAATCGGAATACAGATTGATGGGAGTGCGCGGGCGGCGTGGCTCCAGGAGCAGATTGACAAGATATATTTCCAGATTCGCCACTGGGTAGAGTATGGTATGGCCTACGGCACAATCATCCTTAAGCCCAATGGAAAGGGACTGGACATATTCACACCGATGGACTTTATTATTACGGATTGTGACAATGAAGGTATCTATGGGATTGTATTCAAGAATAGCTACAGCGAAAATGATAAGTATTATACCCGGTTTGAGTATCATCGGTTTGTCGAGGTCAAGGAGGGGGAAAACACCTATTACCCATATTACATATCCAATAGAGCTTATGTGTCTCAGTCTGCAAAAAGTGTGGGGGACCCGATAGCATTAAACAGGACTAAGTGGTCTGACTTACTTCCAGATACACCGCCTATACTCAAGGCTAACAATGATAAAATAGACGGCCCCATGTTTGGTGTACTCCGCACTCCACAGGCTAACAATTTGGATATCTCATCACCTTTGGGATTGCCAATGTTTGCCGAGGCCATAGAAGAATTAAAGGACCTGGATGTGGCATATAGCCGGAATGTAGGTGAAATATTTGACAGTGAGAAAATCATATTAATTGATGACCAATTAATGCTTGGTGATGGAACTAATTTAAAACGTCCAGGAGTAAATAAAGTTAAATTACCACATTATGTAAGAAATGTATTTGGAAATAGTAATGGGGAATTTTACCATGAGATTAATCCATCATTAAATACTGATACCAGAATAACCGGAATTAATAACTTACTTTCTTTCCTGGAATTTAAGTGTGGATATTCCAACGGATATTTTGTGCTTGATGAAAAAACAGGTATGGTCACAGCAACACAGGTAGAAGCTGATGACCGCCGCACTATCCAGTTAATTAAGGATGTGCGCGACAAACTGGAAAGTTGCCTTGATGGCGCAATATATGCGCTCAATGTATATGCTGACCTGTACGGACTGGCACCCGCCGGCAACTACGAAATCACATATGATTTTGGGGACATTACATACAATCGTGAAGAGGACAGAGCAAGATGGTGGCAGTATGTTGTGCAGGGGAAGGTACCACCCTGGATGTATTTCCAGAAGTTTGAAGGGTTATCCGAGGAAGATGCAAAGGCTATGGTACAGGAAGCACAACCGAAGGATGGGCCGAGGATGTTTGAGGAGGAATAAATTGAGAAACTTATTAATTTGGATAGTATTCAATATACCACTTGGTCCATTTGCCCCGAAAGTGTTTGAATGGTCGATTAAGCATAAGGGAAAGAAGGAAGGGTAAATGTTAAGCCCTGATTACCTTGCAAGAATCGCAGAAGGAAGCGAAGAAATAGCCTCACAACTCCATACATACATTATTCGTCAGATAATAGACCGCATGATGATACGCATAGGCCGCGGCGATGATTGCCTGCTCACCTCATCTGACCGATGGCGCATACATGTATTGCAGGACGCAGGGTATCTGCTGGAGGATATAACAGCAGAGTTATCCAAGTACACCAAGAGGCAGGAGAAAGAGATTAAAGCGGCTATGGAGGAGGCCGGGATAAAAGCTCTGGAATACGACCACAGAATATACGAGGCCGCCGGCCTGTCTCCTATGCCCCTGACGCAATCCCCGGCCCTTATTCGGCTGATGGAACGCAATTACCTGGCAACATTAGGGGAATGGAAAAACTACACTAGGACAACCGCGCAATCTGCTCAAAGATTATTTATTAACGAGTGCGATATGGCCTATAACAAAGTTATGAGTGGAGCAACATCTTACACACAAGCAGTTAAAGAGGCCGTAGAAAATGTGGCCAGTGGGGGTATTACACTTGTTCAATATAGAAGTAAAAATACTGGAGATATAAGAAATGACACGATAGAGACAGCTACAGCACGAGCGGTACGGACTGGTATAGCACAGGCTACGGCGGAAATTACGCTGGCAAGAATGGTAGAAATGAAGTGGGAAGTTGTGCTGGTGTCGGCGCATGTGGGCGCAAGAAATGTTGGGGGGATACCAGAGAATCATGAACTTTGGCAAGGAAAATTCTACAGTCTCCCGCAATATGGACATAGATTCCCGGATTTCTATTACTCTACAGGATATGGAGATATTACTGGATTGTGCGGAGTAAATTGTAGGCATAGTTTTGGACCAGGTGATGGAGAAAATAATCCGTATGACCCAATAGACACAGAGGAAAATCGAAATCAGTACGAAAAAGAGCAACGCCAGCGAACGCTTGAACGCCGCATCCGCAAGACCAAGCGCGAGGTTATGGGCCTGCAAGAGGCCGTAGAGAAATGCCAGGACAAGGCGGCAAAGTTTGAGCTACAGCAGGCGCTTGACCGGAAATCCTACTTGCTATCCAAGCAGTATAAGGCATATAACGAGTTTTGTAAGGAGAATAACCTTAGAACTCAGTCAGAGAGATTACAGATTGCCCGCTGGAGCCGTGAACAGGCTGCAAAGGCCAGAGGGGCGGCGAGACGGTATCAAAATGCGAAAGGGGAATGAATTTGAATAGATGGAAACCATATAACCCTAACCCAGTCCGTAATCAGCGTGTAGGCGACTGTGCCATACGTGCAATCTGCAAAGCAACCGGACAGGATTGGGAAACCGCCTTTGCTGGCGTTATGGTGGTGGCGTGCGAGAAATCAGATATGCCGTCAGCTAACAGCGTGTGGGGGACATATCTCAGGCGCAACGGGTTTCGGAGAAACATTATACCAGACGAATATCCAGAAGATTATACCGTGGAAGAATTTTCGGCAGACCACCAAAACGGAGTATTTGTTCTTGGGCTTGATGGTCATGTGGTAACGGTTGTGGATGGATTTTACTGGGACACATGGGACAGCGGTCAAGAAATACCAATATACTACTGGGAAAGGCGATAATTTATGGAAACATTAAACTCTATTATGGTTGTATGCGGTTGGCTTATTACTCTTGGAGGCGCAGGAGCCGTAATATACAAATTGTTGCATCCGGCATTTAAGCTAAAAAATCGAGTGGATAAATTAGAAATAAATGTGGAAAATGATTATAAATCTATCAAAGAAATAAGAGATATGCAATCTCTTTTATGCCAAGGAATGATAGCATTAATTGATAATCGTATAACCGGTAACAACATAGAGGGTTTAAAAAAAACCAAAGAAGCTATGATAAAGCATTTGTCAGAAGGTATTTAAGGAGCGTTGCGTTGAAGGTATATGACTTTACAGTGCCAGAACTAAACTATTTTCGTACATATTGTAACTTTACGGATGAAGAACGGGCACTGTTTGAGTACCGGGCCAAGAACTATCCTTTGGAGTATTGCGCTGAATTAATGAATGTAAGTGTATCCACAGCAAAGAGATTGAGCAGAAAAGTAAACAACAAAATAATCCGATTATGTTGATACTTGCGTGATACTTTTATAAGTCTTTGACGACCTGTCAAGGGCTTATTTTTTATGGGATAATTGGATTATAAAAGAACGGAGGGGATATAATGCCGCAACCATTTATCAATCCAAACTATCTGAATACATATCCAAACGCATATCCTTATCAGCCACAGATGCAACCACCTATGGACCGATTGCAGCAGCTACAGGCACCATACCAAATGCCGCAACAGACGCAGGTTTCACAGGTCCCGCAGACCAACCAGGGAATATTATGGGTGCAGGGTGAAGCCGGGGCAAAGTCGTATTTAGTAGCGCCAAGCACATCCATATTACTGATGGATAGCGAAAATGAGTACTTTTATATTAAAACAACAGATGCAGCAGGTATGCCAACACTCCGCACTTTTGAATATAAAGAGATTGTTAATGGACGGAAAAAGGAATCTACATCGGCTGAAAATCTGGATGAAAAGTATGTTACCAGAAATGAGTATCAGGATTTAAAGGCAAAATATGATGAATTATATGGACTTTTAGAAACCAGTACAGCACCAACAGGAAAGGGGAAGTAATATATGAATCCATTATTTAACATGTTAGGTGGAATGGGTGGAGGTAGCCCAATGGGAGGAATGATTCCTGGGATGGGCGGAGGAAACAACCCCATGCAGATGATACAGAAATTTATGGAGTTTAAAAACAATTTCAAGGGAAACCCTCAAGAAGAAGTACAGAAGATGCTACAGTCCGGCCAGATAACTCAGCGGCAATTAGACCAGGCCCAGCAAATGGCCCGGCAGTTTCAGCAGATGCTTAATGGCATGAAAAAATAGTACATAAATCAATGCGCATGATTTTGTAAATATATTTTAAAGGAGTAGACAATTATGGATTCAAGCTATAGTTTAGCAGACATTGCCGCCGCTACAGGAGGAACAAACCGCAACAATGATGGCTTTGGAGATGGCGGCGCATGGTGGATTATTATACTGTTCTTATTTGTTTTCTGTGGCTGGGGCAATGGAAACGGCTTTGGAAACAATGGAGCAGGAGGTGCAGGATTGCAGGGATTAGCAACACGTGCAGACATCAATGAGGGATTTGCCCTCAACGGAATCGAAAATGGTATAAGGGGTATTCAGCAGGGCATTTGTGATAGCACGTATGCGCTGAACAACACCATTACCAGCGGTTTCAGCGGAGTGGACCGTAGCTTATGCCAGATGGGCTATCAGCTCCATGATTGCTGTTGCCAGACACAGCGCGCAATTGATGGTGTAAATTATAACCTGGCTACACAGTCATGCGATACCAGAAACACCATTCAGACCGCAACTAGGGATATTCTGGACAACAACAACAGCAATACAAGAGCTATTCTTGACTTCTTAACTCAGGATAAGATTTCTACCTTACAGGCGGAGAATCAAACCCTTAGATTCCAGGCAAGCCAGACTGCCCAGAACGGATTTATTGATGCAGTTGGTAACTCAATCGTTGCACAGCTTCGTCAGCCGCAGCCTGTACCGGCTTATACGGTTCCAGCGCCATATCCATATGCCTCTAACTGTGGTTGTGGATGCAATACTGGATGCGGGTGCTAATGAGAAACGAACAGTTTTACGATAATCTTGCTCTGTATGCAACTGCATTGCAAATGATAAATTTGCTTTTGATTGTTGGTGATGTGTCAAATAATGATATTATGGAAGCATTGCAACAGGAGAATAAGGAATACATGGAAAAGATTATCGACCAAAACAACCGCATATTGCGTATCTTGTCCGAAAAGGACATGTCTACTGAACAGTAGTATTACACACATGGAAGGGTAGGCATAAGCTTGCCCTTCTGTGCATATAAGGAGGATTTATTATGGCAGATTTTGTAACTGCTGGGACACAGACTGTTGCAGTCAATGCAAGCGTTCTGTTTGCTGCAAACAGGATATATTCTTGCAATTGTCCAAACATAAGGCATGAGGCACTCTCTGGTAGGGTAGTTTTGCTTCCTGGCCTGTACCGCGTAGGATTTAACGGAAACTTTTCCGCAGCCGCAGCAGGTGACGTTATTTTTGAAGTACAGCAGGACGGCGAAGGCATTCCCGGTGCAAGAATTCAGAACACAGTTGCCGCCGGCGCAACAATCAATGGAGCGGCAACTGTAGAAGTAAGGGTGTGCAAACCATGTTGTGCTACCCTATCAGTAAAAAACGTTGGAGCCACAGCAGCGGCAGTATCAGACGCTAACCTTGTTGTTAGCAGAATAGGTTAAGGGGGTAAGGCTATGAGCTATAAGATGATGCAGAATATCCATGAAGAACTGGATAAGATTGCGGAAAAGGGCCTGAACACTAGCAACCTTGAAACCGCATACAAACTGATAGACATGTGGAAAGACATGGAGAATGTGGAGTACTGGAAGTGCAAAAAAGAGTACTACAATCAGGTAATGGACGAAATGGATGGCGGAGAATACAGCGAAGCGCGCCGCAAACGCGACAGCATGGGACGTTATAGCCGTGCTGATGGAATGTCACAGGACTATGATAATGACAGCTCATATCGCGGCACACGCGGAAAACATTACGTCAGAGGACACTACAGCCGTGCGACCGGTCCGGCCTATGATGACTACATGAATCAGAAGCAGAGCTACAGAAGTGGTGGAAAAGATGAGGATTGCAAGCGGCGTATGCTTGCGGCCTTAGAGGAACATATGGACGAACTAACCGAAGAGTTGGGAGAAATGTCAAAAGATGCTGATTGCCGCGAGGAACGGGAAACCATGAAAAGATATATCGAAAAGTTGCGTAATATGATGTAACAAAAAGCGGTGGGAATAATCTCACCGCTTTTTGAAAATGTATTACCAAAAAAATTTGTTTTCTCTCCTTTAAATATGATTCCAATCTAACATAATATGGATTTCTTTTTCTTCATTATTGATTGCACATAGACAGGGTGATTCTTTCCCTTGAATCAGCTCGTTTGGTGTATAAGTCCAACCCCACGGAGCCGTCAACACAATGCCGGCCTCTGTCTCGTCACATCCCCATCCTTCTGGCACTGTGTATTCTATTGGTTCGCTTTCTACTGCTGTTGGATGAGGATTGCCCTCAGTAAATACCGGATGTTTCTCAGCAGCCAAACATCCATAATTTATGTATCCTTTAAATGTTTTCATTTTTTCTCCTCCTTACAATATGGTTTCATGTACCTCGCGCCCTGCCCGCACATTTTCCAGGTAATTGGGGTCTATGCTCTTTGGACAGTACTCATAATCGCTGTCCTCAACTCCTATTTTTGCCATTTCGTCATGTATAATTTTAAAATAATCATCATGAGAAAAGTTGCGGGAATCAGAAAATACATTGTAATTTTCCGGTAACAATTTCTCATAGGCCAAATCTGAAAAATTATTTAAAAGTTTTTTCATCAGACATGGATGAATCAGTTCTTCCAATTGTCTGATGATTAATTCTTCGGCCCAGGGAGCCGGGTTCCGTTTCCCAGCCTCCCAATCCTCTATGGTCCTTGTTGGTATACCAAGGTAATCAGATAAATCAGATTGTGTCATGTTGGTTTTCGTACGGTACTCTTTAATTCTGTTCATAACGACCTCCTTATTTAACATGTTGTATGATGTATTTGGCATCTGTCATTTTTTCTAACTGACCGATAAGGCTTTCAATTCCGGCCGTGTAACTCTGCGCATCCATCTTACCCCTGGACATCATTATTCCGGCCATCTCGTCTGTCTTAAAAACCTTCTGGACCAGAATATCTTTTGCATATGCCACCTGTTTCTCAGTTCCGGTCATTTCCTGGGTAAACATAAAAGCAATGATTTTATGGCAGTCGGCCCGGTCTACCAGGATATTATATCCGTTCAGCTCGTTTCTCATTTCCTTTGTATTCTCTGCTCGTCTCATCATTTTTTATTTCCCCCATCCTTTATCTTATGTATTTATTTTACCACGCATTGCGTGGCGTGTCAAGGGGTAATATTAAAATGTGGGGACGATTATTTTTTGCGAATAAGTTAAAATGAGAGTAGGAATAAACAGAAAGGACTAAAGCATGGTAAAAAACGGTTGGGTATACTGCCCTATATGTAACAATAAGACCAGGACAAAAATTCGGCCTGATACAGTAGCGAAAAACCTTCCGGTATTTTGCCCTGTATGCAAGAATACATCCATAATGAATATTGCAAAAGGAATAGCAAGTGATATGGAAAATGACGGTTTATCACCTGCCACATAATAATTAGAGCCAGACGCCAGACGCAGAGCCAAACAGATTACAGCAATGTAGTTTGTTTGGCTTTTTCTTATATTTGACCTCCCTCCTATAGCACATGTCCTTAAAAGAAACAGGTTCTAGCGCATAGCGTGAACAGCCTGGAGGTTGAAAAGCGGATGCAATTTCCGGCATGTGCGTTTTTGGACAAGTCAAGTCCTACAAAATGGCAACCGTTGGTGGACGGTTACACACCTACAAATAACCTAATAACGGAAAAGGAGAATCATCAATGAAAACCGAAGAATTAAAAGCACAGGGATTGACAGAGGAACAGATATCTTTTGTCATGGCTGAAAATGGGAAAGACCTCAAAAAGTTGCAGAAAGAAAACGACAATCTGAGCGCGGACCGGGATACCTGGAAAGAAAAAGCAGAAGCAGCAGAAGCAACGCTGAAAGGCTTTGAAGGGGTTGACCTGGAGACGATGCAGAGGGAAATATCTGACTGGAAACAGAAAGCTACAGAAGCCGAGAAAAAAGCCCAGGAGCAGCTTTACGAGCGTGACTTTTCGGACGCTCTGAAAACGGAATTTGAGGGTATTAAGTTTTCCAGTGAAGCGGCTAAACGTGCAATTATGGCAGAAGTAAAAGAGGCCGGTTTAAAACTGAAAGATGGTAAAATCCTGGGGCTGAATGACCTTTTATCCCAAATGAAAGAAAAGGATGCTTCGGCGTTTGTTGATGATGCACAGCAACAGGCACAACAGAACATGGCGAGGTTCACGGCCCCGGCCGGCAAAAGCGGAAGCGCAGGAACATTAACAAAAGCGGATTGGAAGGGAATGAGCCTTGACGAGAGGATTGCGCTCAAGAACAGCAACCCGGAACTCTATAACAGTATGAAAGGATAATGAATCATGCCAAGAACAGGTACATTTGGAGGGTTTGCATTTGACCCGGAAGTATTTGCTGATTATATGTCGGAGCAGCCTACATGGAGCAATGCAATCATTGCATCCGGCATACTCCAGCAGGACAGCGCCATCATGAACCTCATCGGTTCCGAGGGTAATGTTGCTACACTGCCATTCTATAAGGCAATGGACATTGCAGACTATGAGCCGTACAACAATGATGGTAACACGAACAACACGCCGAAGGAGATTAGCGGTGGAAAGCAGACCACCATGCTGATTCAGAGGATGATGGCATGGAAGGCGCAGGACTTCACGAAGGAGCTTACCGGGGCGGACCCGATGCAGCATATCGCAAACAGCGTGTCCGACTATTACCGGCAGGTATGGGAGGCCGAACTCATGAACATCGTGAATGCGGTCATGGGGCTGGATTCGATGAAAGACCATGTATACAACATCGCCCTTTCGGAGGGGAGCAGCGTACAGGATGCCAACAGGATTGACGAAACGACCATGATTTATGCGCAGCAGAAGGCCCTTGGGGACATGGCGAACGGTTTCGGAATCGCAATCATGAACTCACTCATATTTGCGAGATACCAGGCAATGGGGCTTGTGAACTATAACAAGTATACCATCCAGAATGCCATGACATCGGAGGCCAACCTCCCGACAATCAACGGCCTCATCCCGGTAGTGTCTGACCGGTTCACGGTAGATGCATCTGGCGATGTCCCGAAGTACATCACCACAATCGTGGGACAAGGTGCCATCCTGACGGCAGAGAAGACCAATTACAACGAGCCGTACTACACAGACTATGATGCGGAGACAAAGGCAGGTATCGAGAAACTGTATACTAAGGAAGGCCGTGTACTGCATCCGAATGGCTTCAATCTCAAGGTTGCAAGCATTGCCGGGGAATCCCCGACCAAGACGGAACTTGGAAACAAGGCTAACTGGGAGCTTGCATACAAGGCAAAGAACATCCGTATCGGTCAGATTATTTCCAACGGATAAGGTGGACAGTATGAGGTTTACAATCATTGACGGGCTGCCTTACATGGTATCAAACGGGAGGCTGTACCCGGTCGACATCAAGGATGGTAAGGTGACATACAGCAGGGAACAGTCATCCATGACGGATTCCATGGGGGAATATACCCTCGCGGAAGTCATGGCAAAATGTACTAAGCTGTGTAGCATTAAAAGAAAAAGGCAAACGGCAGAGTGAGTGAGGAATCAATATGGCATATGCAGACTATGAATTTTACACAACAAAATACTACGGCAGTGCCATACCTGATTCCCAATCATTTAATAAAGAAGCAGAACGGGCAAGCGACTTTCTTGACATTATAACATTTGAACGATTGGTTGACGGCCTCCCAGACAATGAACGAGCGCAGACCAAAATCAAGAAAGCCGTATGTGCCTTAGCTGATAAACTGTATGGTTTGGAACTGGCAGAAAAGCAGGCGCTA